GTATACTAATCCCAGTTCTTTTCAAGCAATTGAACTTCGTCCTGTGAAGGATAGTGGGCGTTAGTCTCTGCTACTGCACAGAATTTCCTTCCCCAGCGCAACCCTAGTGCCTGGTTTTATGGGTGTCTAAATATATCGGCGACACTGGCCTATCAGTAGTGATCTTGTCGTTGTGAGTTTGCTAATTGAATTTGCGAAATCGCTGTGAGTGTCTACATTGCGTAGTAAATTAGCCAGGATGAGTTATTGTACACTTTAATTATCAAATGAGCCAGGTGAGTTATAGCCGTTATTACAGCTTGTTTATTATGTGTGAGCCATGTACACGAACACTAATTTGTCCATTGTAATAATCTGTCGATTCCAATACTTTTCTATCAAATTGTTCTTTGGCCTCTATGTAAGAGCATACAGCCTTTGAATTACAGTAATGTAGAATCTCTCTAATAAAGTTATCTCTACCAAGAGATTCTACATCTTTGTTCAACTGATCGTTGCTACCGTAGTATTCTTTCCAGTCTGAGTCAATCTTAGAACGAATACGCTTTTTCTTCTTGACTCCATTTTTCTGTTTGACCACTTTATAGGTAGTCTTGGAAAACTTTGCTAACTTTTTGCCAACATACATCCGCTGGTCAGTTTTATTTGTTATAAGATAAACAAAACCAACGCATTCTTCGGGAAGTACATCTACCACAGTACCTTGATACAGCCAAGTCATTACTTGGGAGTTGACAGGGCTTCTTTCTCGGCTGTAATCTCTTTACGGCGTTCTTTGATTGCTTTGCTCATTTCTTGTAATGCTTTGCGAGCACGAGCGGCCGCGGCTTTGACACCTTTTGCAGTGAACTTTTCGTTTTCGCTTTTGTAGTTCTCAAACTGCTCTAACAATGTTTCGTGATTTGACATTTAATGTCCCCTTAGTTAATTTCATTTACCTGTGTGTCAGTATCAAGCATGGTGAATCCGTTTTCTTTAACAACCATAAGCACATTGTTGACTCGACTGGCCAACTCATCTCTATGTGAAATTAAGAAAATGTTCCGATTCATTTCTCTTCCCATGGCTTTTAATACAGCCATCGATGCTTCAATACCAACACTATCCATTCCAGAATCTACCAACTCGTCGATAAACAACAAGTTCATTGGCTCTGTAAAGCTTTCATACACATCTCTAAAACTCCAGCTTAGTGCTAGAATTAAACGATTGCGTTCTCCCCTACTCAAATTATCAAAATCAAAAGTTTGACCCAATTGACTGATATCAACTTCCAAATCGCTTCTAAAAGAAACCTGATGTGGCAATTGTAACTTATCCAAGTAATAACCCAATCTGTGATTCAAATACGCAAGATTCTGTTCAATAATGCGTTTTCGGACAAATGAGTCTTTGCTTGTAAGTAATTTTAGTAAAAATTCCTGATGCTCTAGAAGCTTACTTACACGGTTAATTTCATCCCAGCTAACCTCTGCAAGGGCTGTATTTTTAAGAGCACCAATTTGTTCTTGATAAGGATCATGTTCGGCGATCCTGGTTTCCAATTGCTTTTTTGCATTGTCAAGATTATTTTTATGAGCCATGGCATCTTCAACATTGATATATTTTGTTGAAGGACGATCTGCAAGATTACCAATTTGTTTGACTGTGGCATTGGCCTGATCCAATGCTGTTTGTTCTTCGGCCTTTGACTTTTCAATCAGTTCGATGGCATCTTCTGCTTTTGAAATCATCACATCATGTGTTGAATCATGAACCTCTTGCCCACAGCTGGGACATTGATGATCAACAATGGCTTCTAAATTAGATTGAGCCAAGGTCATGGCATCTGCTAACTTTTTAATGTTGCTCTGATGCATGGCCAGTTCTTTATTGGCTAACTTTAGGCGACTTTCATTTTCTTTGAATACCACCAACGAGCGATGCGCTTCGAGTTCAGCCTCAATGTCTGTATTTTCTAATTCCGTGATGGCTGAACCAAAACTGCTGATTTCATCTTCCTTCTTCTTGGTCCAAATACGGCTTCTGCGTTCTAAGTCATCAATGCTGGTTTGTACTCTGACATTACTTTCTTGCAGAGCCTTGATGCGAGCATCTTCATCTCGAATTACTTCTTTGCTAGATTTAATTTGTTCTCTAAGAATTTCAGCCTTCTCACTCAACTGTGTGATGCCCAGCAGTTCTTCAATGATATCACGCTGGTCTCCACTCTTGAGACTCAGGAACGGTTGTGTATAAGTGTTCAATGCAACCAAGTGTTTGAACATTTCAGCACTCATGCCAACAACTCTATCAATGGCTTCTTGGGTCACTCGGTTTTCGCCCGCACCCTCATCGGTACCTGCTTCACTTACTTCTTGGTCGTCAACAATGAATCTCAGCAAGTTGGGTTTGCGACCACGCTCAATGGTATACTTGTTGCCGTTTTTCTCAAACTCAACTGTAACAATCATGTTCTTGGCATTGGTCTTGTTGATCAAGTTTTCTTTGCGTATGTTTGTGAGTGCAGATCCAAATATGGCATAACTGAGTGCATTGACAATGGTGGTTTTACCCACACCATTTCTAGCACCGTCACCGCCCAGGTCTAGATTGTTACCCAGTACCAAGGTCATACCATACTGATCCATACGAAGAGCTTGGGTAACATTACCCACGCTCATAAAATTCTTAATGGTTATATTTTTAAACTTGATCAATTGGTAAGTCCCTGATAGATATGTGCCAGTATTTGTTTGTCAATGTGAGCAGAGTCGATGGCCTGTATTTGATTGAGTACAATTGCATCAACACTTTCAAATTTTATCTCTCCACCAGTCCACTCTGTTGCATGTTCTTCTGTTTTGCCGGGACTCAGACTGAGTTCTCGCATGTTGTATGCGTCTACCCATTGCTCTTTGATGTAGCTGGCTTCTTCATAACTGATGTCCACATCAATTGTGACTCTGGCAAAGGTTTGATTGTCAAACAGTTCTGCATGACGGTCAATGGCCTGAGTCAATGTAAGTGTTTTAAACTTGGGTGCTGAAGGCCAGGTTCTAAATTCTGGCTCTCCGCCGTACTCCAAGAACATACAGCCACGCTCATCATCCCAAGCATCTGCATAGTTGTGTGGAAAGCAATTGCCCATGTACACCACATTGCCTCTGCGCTGTCGTTTATGGAAGTGTCCTGAGAACACCAGCTCTTGATTGGGAAAGTGTCCTTCGTTTAGTCCACCATGGTCTGGCATTTCTACCATGGCATTCATTTTAAAGTGTGGCAGTTCAAAGTGTCCAAACACATAGCGACTCTTTAACTTTTTCATGTCCTCCCATTCACTGCCAACCAGCCAAGGAACAATGGTCATGTCACCAATGGTGGTAATTTCATCTATTAAATTGACATTGCTCAAGTGTTTGGCAAAGGGCAGTGAATTGATCTCTCGCTTCTCTCTGTATGCTAAATCATGATTGCCCATGATAACATACACCTGTTCAAAGTTTTCCGACAGATACTTGATATTTGACGTGGTATAGTTAAGAGTACTGACATTGACAGCGGACCTGTTGTTGTGCCAATCGCCAAGGAAGATGCATGTTTCAGCACCTGCTTGTTTGGCTTCCTGGGTCATCCACTTGATAAAGTTTTCACAATCATCATTATGGGCTCTGCTGTTGTTTCTTAGGCCAAAATGAATATCTGTAAAGCATACGGCTTTTTTAAAAGGTTGGGTCATCAGTTAGTGTAACATTTCTGCAAGTTTTTGTCTACATCTTTCTATTTCTTCTTTGATGTATAGTTTCTTCTTTTTCATTTCTCGGATCGACAAGTTGTCTTTGTAACTGGCCTCCATGGCATGAATTTTACGATCCATTTCATTGTGCGAGTTTTCCAAATGACTAATGTGATGTATTAGACTATCAGCATGCATTGTTGACTCTCCTTATTGTTTTAAAAATTGAGCCAGTTGTGGTGGCTCCCATCCTACAGGTTTTAATACCTTGCCGTCTCTACGCTTACGAACCTTGCCGGTCTCTGAATCAATCTTGGCAAAGTTTGTTTTCATAACTTCTTTCCACGCACCTTCTGCATCGGCACCCATGCTGTGTATGGTACCAATGGTGACAACCAATATATCAATCAAGGCATCAAGTGCTTCGACATTGTCATTCATGTCACATGCGTGTTTGTATTCTTTATATTCTTCTTCAATCAGTTTTGAGTACAGCACAAACTGAGGTAAGTTGTCCTCACCTACAGTTTGATCGCATGCCCGCATGAACTTTTCTTGATCACGAAATGGATTCGTCATTTGTTGCTTCCCCTTCATCTACTAGAGTTGCGGCCAATGCTTCTGCATCTTTGAGAGCATTCAGTCGTTCAACTTCCGCATGGTGATGTTGCGAACTTTCCATCTGACGAGTCCAACTTGGCATTTGTCCTGAGTTCTGTAACATATCATCGCGAATATCACGCTGTCGTTTTTCTACATTAAGCACACGAGTAAAGCTATTTGTTACTGCGGCAGTGTAATAAGCAAATGGGTTTTGACTTTTGCCTTCATCAAACTGTAGTGCAATTTGTGTCAACTGAATCAATGCCTGTCCACGCATTTCATCCACATAGCTGTAGCCTCGCCAGTTACTTCGTAAACTATAACGCTCGCATAGCTTTAAGAACATGGCACCTAGTCGATTGGTAATCTGTCCGTGTTCAACAGAAAAATTACCAGTCTTTACATCGCCCTTCCAATGACTACGCAATACTTCTCGCCATGTGCCATCTTCGTTGATTACAAAATGTTTGAATGGAGGAAAGTTTACTTTACTACGATGGTCAGCAAGACTTTTAGGATTGTTTTTACGACCTGGTTCCAGTGGAATATGTTCAAATGTCATGAGACGAACAACCAAGTCAGCAGTGGGAATCTTCTTGGCTAAAATTTCAAACTCATCTGCCTTTGGCTTGGTACTGGCTTTGCCGCCTGCGGCTTCCCAATTGGCCAATCCTTGCTTGTGAGCAATTTGGCTCAGCCTGCTGGCTCTGGCTTCTTTGGCCAGATTAATTGCACCTTCGGGACAAGCTTTTGTTTTTCGGTTATGAAAACTTTTTAAGTCAGCAACGATGTAGTCATACTGTTGAAATTCCAGGGATTCCTTCCAACAGTAACTCATTTTGCTACGATGTATTTCTGCAAGAATATCTTTGTTTTTAAGATAAACTGTTTTTGTTTTTTCTTCTTCTATCACAATAAGCTCCTTATGAACTAGTATAGCAGATTCATTTTACCTTGTCAACGGTAAAGTAGGTACATAATAAGAACGGTAAATAGACATGGAGATACCATCTATGAAGATTACCGATTTACAACCCCGCATCATTGCCATTTACGCAGGCCGCTTTCATCCATTTCATCGTGGACATGCTGAAGTGTTTCAAGAGCTGGCCTCCAAGTTTGGCATTAACAATACTTACATAACCACCAGCGGGAAGGTAGAGCCGAATAAAAGTCCGTTCACATTTGCAGAAAAATTAATAATGATGCAGGCGGCTGGTGTAACGGCCGATCATGTCACTGAAGAAACAACTCCGTATGCTCCTCAAAATTTACCGTCTAAGTTAAATTTGAACTCAGACAAAGACATTATGGTGTTTGGCGTTGGACAAAAGGACATGTCCGAAGATCCAAGATTCACCTTCTCTCCGTTGAAAGACGGATCACCAAGTTACTTTCAGAAGTACACAGGTAAAAACATGATGCCGTTCAGCAACAAGAAAAATGATGATGGCACTCGAGCCGGCCACGGATATGTAATACCAGTGTCCGATGTTGAATTCAGCATTGCTGGTAAAAAGATAAACAGCGCCAGCCAAATTAGAGAGTTGTATCAGAATGCAAC